GGCTTTAACCTATTTTGAAGCATCATTGCATCAAAGAAATCGGTATCACCTTTTTTTCCCAATGTAATGGTTGGGAATTCTTCAAATAGCATATCTGCACTAAGTTTTGAAATTAATCCGGCAAAATTTGCGGTAATGTACCGTAACAATGAATAATTCGTGCCAAATTCTGGTGTGGAAATATTGAAGGCATCGTAATGTTCACCTAAAAATAGGCGTTCATAATGTGAATAGGTATCAATTCTGCCTTTTTGGCTTTTTGCGGGAAAATAAAGTAAATCGTCTGCGGTGTATATTTCCATAAGTTTATTTATACCAAATTTGCTTTATCTATTTAATGGGTTCCTAGCAAATGTACGGCTTTTTGGTTTAATTCTAGTTTCTCTTGCTAACATTAAACTATCAAACGCATCATCTTTTGCACCAAGTGGGAATTCTTCAATCTCCCCTTTAATAGTAGCATAGTGCGGGTGGTCATTTCTAAGGTGGATAAACCCACCTTCAAATGCACTTGAATGAATCCGTGCCCTTCTTATTTTGTCTTTGTCTGTTTGAATGGGTATAATCTTGCAATTATAAATTGCCCGCCGGTTCAATTCCTTCTTCACTAAAGTATACAAGCCTTTTTGAAAAGCTACACTTTCAATTCCCACGGCTTGCAACTGCCATTGCACTATTCCATCAACAATTAATTTTACTTGTTCATTAATATCACCTATGCGGTCATGCTTCAAATCAAGCATGTATTCATTTGCCGTGGACTGTTCAAATCCCATTATATAAAAACTGAAATAGTCGGCGGTTTCAGATTCACTAATTGCGGGGTCTACACCCCCAATGCGTTCAAGTGTATTTAACCACTTCCACATGCGGGCTTCATCATCAATTGCTTCAAATCCCACCCATTTTTCCCTTAAAACATATTCTTTTATCCACGCAAGCTTAATAATACGGTCTTGGTCATCTTGCGGTTCATTCTGCAATTCTTGGGCAAAAACAATGCTTCCCACATAATCGGGGTGGGTGGGGTTATCCCGTATTTCCTTCAAATAATTTGCATCAAATCTGGCTTCCCATAAACTTGTGCCATCATCTTGCAATGCTTTATATTTCTTGGTTTTCCATCCGGTGTACTTCCCTTGGTTTTCAAGCACCATTTTTAATAGTGATGAATAGTGCAAAATCGTGCCAATATAAATAATGTGCTTACTATATCTATCCATTGCCGGTTCAAGGTCGTAATCAAACCATTTTTGCAACTTTGCCCGCCGGTCTTTGCTATACACCAATTCTAGGTTTTCCAAGTCATCAATAATTACCAAGTCGGGGCGGTGATTCTCATATTTCAATCCACGGATTTTCATGCCGGCACCAAGTGGCAAGATATAGCACTTATGCAATAATCCGTTAATTACAAATCCTTCTTCACCCCATCGGTTGCTTCGGGCATCGGGGTACACAAACTTCAATAATTCATTCGTATCAATTTCCGCTTTGGCACCACCGGCAATTAGTTTGGCTTGAAGGTGTGTATCTGATATGTATGGAATAAACCATTTGAAGCCGTTTAATCCTACCCACAATATATAAATCAATCCAATAACGGTACTTTTGGCAAATCCACGGGGGGCACCAATGCCATATTTACCAACCGGCATTACCATTTCCACCATTTCGGCATGGAATTCCGGAACCTTATCACCCATCAAGTGGTGAAACATGCCGGCAAACTCCCAAAAATGCTCGGGTTGTGCCCATCGCTGTTGAAGATATGAACGGGTTACATCTTCACCATATTTATCAATTAGTGTTTGTATTTTTAGCGGTAACATGGGTGTTTTGTTCAATGAATGTATCAATTTCCTTTACTTGTTCTTTTGATAGCATTACATTTTTATTGGTCTGGTTAATATCTTGCTTGGAAATCTCGGTAGCCATGCCCAATAGCACCCGTTTTTGGTTTTGTGTAATTTTTAATGAATTTGATAGGTTCAAAATATCATTTGTAATATTTTTAATTAATTTTAGTGCAAGTATTTTTTCTTCCGTGCTGTTTGCTTTACGGTAACTATTCATTGCATCTTTGAATATCTGAATAGCATCATTGGTTAAATCTTCAAGCAAGGTTAAGTCCTCATATTGTTGGAATTGGTAGTGAATGGCTATATCCTTCATTTTTTCTTGGAATTCTTCACTAGCCTTTTCACCGGCTTTTTGTCGGTTAATTACCCATTCATCTTTTACCGCATGCACTTCAACGGTTTTGATGTTTACCCCAAATTGAATGGCAACATCACGCAAGCTTGGCATAAAGCCATCTTCTTTTTTGGTGCAATACCATCTAAATGCTTCATTCCAATCAACACGCCCCCGCTTTGTGGGGTTCTTGGAACGTACTACCTTGTTTTTTCGTTTTTTCTTTGTATCTTTTGGCATAATGTCATTATATACATTTTTGTTATGCGTGCCCGTGGTTAGCAATCAATGATGTTAAGTGCCATGTTTGGTTAGTGGTGAAATTAGCTTGTACACACGCCCTTTTCAATGCCCCCACACCGTTACAAATGCTTCCCACTTACCCGCAAGTGGTATTACCATCGTTGGTTCGGCATACCTATGGATAAATCTATCATTTTCAATCATTCCGGCTTGCTCCATTAGGTCGTTTATGGATGCAATCATGTTATCTAAATCGGCAAATTGCTTGCCTTTCATATAAATCACATAGCTTGCAACGTATGGTGGCTGTAAGGTTTTCTTGGGTAAATATAAATTGAGTACATTTAGTGCTTCTTCTTCAAACAATTTGTACTCTTTTGAAGTGATGGGAATAATTCGCCCCCGTACATTGATTAATCGCTTGCTATTCTTCTTTACTATAATTCTCATTGGCAAGTGAAAGGATATAGATTTTGGGGGTATGATAGGGGTATCAATAGGGGTATGGATAGGGGTATCCTTGATTCGTATATTTATCATGCCCCCATTACATCATAATTATTTGGGGTTTCCAAGTGCTTGGCGGTGCCCCACTTCCAATAGTCCATTCGGGCGTTACGCTGTAAGTGCTTAACACGGTACCATTGCGGGTTACTCTGAATTGGTAGGTTTCTGCATTTTCTGCATTGGCGGTTGCTTGTATGCACCATTCCACCTCGGTATAGTCATCACTTGTAATATCTATGGCATCGGTTGGGTTTTCATCATCTTGGATTCTTCCGGCATCAAAATCACTTGTAGTTTTTCCACTTGGGGCGGTTAGTTGGGCGGTTGTATTTTCACCGGATGCGGTAATATTTGCGGATGGTGACAAAATAAAGGCGTTGGGGGTGTCAAAATCAACAATCAAACGTGGTGCATCGCCTGATTCGCCATCGTATGATTCAAACTCTCTAAAATTCGAGGTGGTCGGGTCTTGAAAGATAATCATTATAGAATTACCGGCAACCCATCCCGCCCTGTTCACAATTTCTTGAATGATTGATGAAATATCCACGGTATCAACGGCGGTATTTACACCCGCCCCGCTTCCGCCCACATTCCAATTTACGGTTGCGGTGGTTTTTGTTCTGTTTGAAATATTATTTGATGAAGCATCTACAATTGCCACGGAATTATCGGCATCTTCACCATAGATATCTACCGCCACGCTTCCACTTTGTGATACATCTACAATAAATCGCACATAGGCATTTGTTATGGTTGCACCTTGGGGAATCTGAACATTTTGGAATCGTAAACCCACAATTGTTTCTTCACCGCCATCGGTCAAAATTTCAATATCTGAACTTGTGGTGTCGGTATAGTCATCACTTAAATATTCTTCTGCATCATCAAGTCCACTTATTATTTGATTATTTATTGATGCGGATTCGGCGGTGATGGGTAACCATACACTATCTGAACTCTTTTTGTACTCAAGTCGGTATTGTGAAGATGGGGGGTCACCGGTGGCATTTAATAATAATCTAAGTCTGGTATTTACTTCAATTTCTCGGGTAATATCCGTATCTTGGGCATCAATCCATGTGGCACCATCTTCATCGCCATCATCGTTTCGGAATCTAAAACCTTCTTGGTCAATGACTAATGAAAGTGCATCATCATAATATGTTCTAAATTGAATATCTGCATTTCCTGAATCGGGGGCAAACCATGAAGAATAGGAACCATCACCGTGTACCCGCCTACCATTGGCATACGGGTTAGAAACAGATGTTCTAAAGTCGTTGTATGATGATGCCCATGCGTTGGTGGTTGTATTCCACGGGGCAATAACAATTACATATCTATTTCCGGCGGTTAATCCTGATACAACTGAACTAAGTGAATATTTTGTGAGGGCACCGGTTACTAAACTGGCATTGGTAATGAGGGTACTACCACCAATTCCACCTATTCCATTGACTGGATAAAAATTTGCATCTGCTTCATCAATCCATACCCTATACCCAATATCGGGGCTTCCACTTTTTGAATGAAGATAAAATGCAATTGCGGATATATTGGTGGCGGTGGGTATAAACCCCTGTGCCATGTAATCACGCCCGTTTCCGGTATCGCCAAAGCCAACCCCAATGGTACCGCTAGTATTTTGTTGATCTATTACGTCTGCCATATTTTTACGGCTTTTGGAATGATAATAAGACTATCAAGCCTTTTGTGCCGGTTCCTGCCACATCAATATCAATGCGTAACCGGTCACCGGTTGCCACATCATCATTTGAAGTATTAATTACGGGTGCGGTTACGGCTGTATAGCTTGTAAATTCACTTGCATCAATGGTGATTCTGGTACTTAACATATCCACGGCATCGGTAACATTATGAACCTGAATTGTGGGAAGTCCGGAAGATGAAGCGGTGGTAACCACGGCATCCGCATCCACTAGGTTATATCCATTTAATTCGGGTGGGATTGCAAAATAGGCTTTTCCATCACCGGTGGTAATCGCATCACCGTTGGGGTCACTCACCAATACTTGCACCACTCTTTTACCATAATCACTTCCGGCTAATCCATCGGGTGATACTGCACGGGTTGCATCGGTTCCGGTGGTGGTTTCCGCACCGGTGGCAATTTCCACAATACCTTTTACGGTCAAACTTGCATCAACTCCGGCAATGGTAAAGGTATTGGCACCATCATTGTATGTAACATCTATTCCCGCACCTTCTACAATTAAACCGTTTATACGATCATCAACGGCTTCGGCAAAATCGGTAATATTAGTTGCGGTGTGAGTATGTCCGGTATCTGATTTTCCACTAAGAAAGGTGTCTATTTCGGCTTCGGTGTAGTACCTTGAATCGTGATTGTGTGTAGCTAGTGAATAATCGGCTAGTAACGCATCAATTTCGGTTTCGGTGTAGTACAAATCATTGTGATTGTGTCCGGTGTCTGATTTTCCGGATAATAACGTGGTTATTTCTGATTCTGTTAAATAATCATCAAAAAACGCATCCACTTCCGTTTCGGTGTAATACCTATCATCATGTGTGTGCCCATCATCTGATTTTCCATCAAGTGCGGATTGCAAATCTGATTGATCTGAAAGTGTGCCCCCAATATCGCCCCAATTTATTGCATCGGCTGAAATAGTGAGTGTGTTTAATACATCATCATACGCAAGTGTGATTCCTGCACCTTCAACTAATAAACTTGCCACACGGTCATCAACACGTTCATTTGTGAAATATTGATTGGTGGAACCTTCCGGCAAGTCATCGGTATCTTTGGTTGCCAATGAAGCATCAAAAAGTGTTTGAGAATAATATTTATTGGTAGAACCTTCACTTAAATCATCAGTATCTTTATTTCCAAATGCGGTATCAAATTTCCCTTGGGTATAGTATTCGTTTGTGCCCTCGGCAATATGGGTGGTTGTTAAAGTTACGGCACCGGTTTGCCCGTTTACACTACTTACCGCATCGGTTGGTGTCAATAATTCCTGCCAATCGGTCAATTCTGTTGGGTCACTTCCGGCTAAAATATAACTTTTATTTTCATCGGTTCGTATGGCAACATCACCGGTTTGGGCACCGGATGCAAGCATGTTGGCTTCTGAATTCACTACAAATGTTTCACTAATTGCCAATGCCGGCAATTGGCTAGTTGGGATTTTTCCCCCACCGTCTAGGGTTGCCAATCCGTTGGCTTGTGCCTTTTGGGCGGTAATTCTGGCATCTGCACGGGAATTGGTGTAATAGAGGTTTGAACCTTCGGCAATATCTGTGGTGGTAGTGCCCACATCTAATTTATCGTCAAGTAATCCATCTACTTCACTTTCCGTGTAATAAAGATCATTGTGGCTATGCCCTGTATCAGATTTGCCGGCAAGTAGTGTGGTTATTTCACTTTCCGTAAAATAACGATCGTCATGCGTATGCACGGTATCGGCTTTGTCATCCAATAAACCATCAACTTCGGTTTCAGTATAGTAACGGGAATCATGGGTGTGGGAAGTTACTGAATATCCGGTTAGTAATGTGTTTATTTCTGTTTCGGTGTAATATCGGGAATCGTGATTGTGGGAAGTCGGGGAATAACCAGATAAAAGGGTATTTATTTCGGTTTCAGTCAAATAATCCGTAAAAATGGTATCAATTTCAGTTTCGGTATAATAACGGGTGTCGTGAGTATGCCCAACATCTGCTTTGTCTGCTAAAAAACTCACCACCTCGGCTTCGGTATAATATCGGTCATCGTGTAGGTGTCCTACATTTGATTTATCCAACAATAATGCGGTTACCTCTGATTCAGTAAAATAACGATCATCGTGAACGTGACTTGTTAGGGCATAGGATGCAAGCAAATCATCTATTTCGGATTCGGTATAAAAGTGGGTTTGTGCTTGGGCAAGTGATAATCCGGCACCCCGTAAGGTGGCATTAATGGTGTACCGTCTAATTGTTGCCTTAATTTCTTGTGCCATAGGTTAATCATTCCGCCGTGTAATGTCTGGTTTTACATAACAGTTACCCGCCAAAGTGCTTGTAATAGTGCCATCGGCTTCTTTAATCTGCAAATCCCACCAAAATGGGTATTCATCACGGGTAATATCTAGTGATTCGGTGTCTGTATGGGAAATTTCAAGGGTGGTAACACCATTTTCGGCATCGGAATGGTCGGTTATTTCTTCCGCAATTAAAGCTTCATCATCGGTATCGGAAAAACGCCGTTTAACGGTGAAGTATACCGTGCAATCGGTTAGGTCAATGGGGTTTTCGTCTTGATCTTTGAATTCAATATCTAGTGCAAGATCATCGCCCCTAATTATGATTAAATCGCTGTTTTCCATAGGTGTACTTTAATATTACACCGCTTCAACCTTTGCAACTGCACCAATTGTGCCATTATCTTTAATGTATGGTTTGGCGGTTAGTAAACATTTATGCTTTTTCAATACCGCATCAATTTCTTTTTTGGCGTTGGTTGCACGGTTCAATTTTTCTTGTGCTACCATGCTTGAAAGTGTGGTTGCATCCATTGGTACTTCCTTTGGCACTTCCACATTGGCTTCTTGATCTTGCATATTGGTTTTATCTTTATCTGACATATTTATATTCACCCCCTTTTTACAAATTGTACATTTTAGATTTAATTTGCTTCATACTCATGGAATATTCCATTGGTTCAACTAGGGCTTTTCTATTATAAAAAACATCAATCAATTCGGTAAGTTCTGCATTTTGTGAGAATTCAAACGTACATTTATTATCGTGCTTTTTAATCCCAATCATTGTGTGATTCTTTAGCACTAAAAATGATGCTAAGTAAATGTCTTTAGTGGTGTAATTGGGCGTGTTCATATATTTATCTTAACAAAAACTAATTACTAATGTGTAGATTCACTATACTATATCTTTTTTTGGATTGCTATTTGGTATCCCTTGTGAATTACGGTAATTTCTTCTTGGTAACACGCAATAAATGCTTCAATCCCCATTTTTGGGTTAAAGTGGGGCGTTTCGGGGTATGCGTTCCATTCGTAATCATCAAAAATCATAATTCCGCCGGCATTTAATACATTCCATGAATAGACTGCATCGGTTAATACGCCTTTGGCGGTGTGGTCACCGTCAATATAAATAAAATCAAATGTGATTCCATGAAATCCAATTAAAATTTGGTGGCTTTTCCCTTTCATTAAAAAACACTTGCGGGCATCAATGGCATCTTTCAAGTTTTCCCGTGCCCGTGCTTCCACCTCGGTAAAATCAACCGGTGCGGTGCCATCGTTGTGTTCTTGGCTTCCGGTGAAGGTATCAATGGTAACAATATCGGATTTATCGCCGGTTAAGATGTTTTCAAGTAGCCACATGGTGGCACGCCCTTCAAATGTGCCAATTTCTAGGTAATGTAAATTTGGCTTTCCTTTATGTGTAGCCAATATGCGTTCCCAATGCGGAATGTTGTGTGTAAACCAATCGTGTGTTGTGTTCATAAATGTTGTAATGGGTGGGGTTGGGTATATTCCACACATCTTTCAAATAATTTGGCGTTTTCCCAATCAAAGCCGGCGGGCAATGCTTTTAATGGGGTTTCACCTTTTACTATCTTATCGTAATTTACATATTTCAACACGGTTTTTTTCTTATCCTTCAATCTTCCGTAATGGAAAATATGTACAAACGGCACTTTTGTTGCACCAACATTGGCAAATGCGTGTACCCCTTTTTCCGGAAATAACATTTCATGCACTTTATTCCGGAAGTGGTTGCCTTTATTTAATCTGAAAAATCGGGTTTGGTGGTCTGGATATAATGATGGGTCGGTATGGTGAAAGTCCTGAACAAACTCTACCCGTGCAAGGGTGAGTGCTTCATGCCCCATTTCGGCATAATCAACACATTTTTGCAAATCACTATCAAACATCGCTTCATCTGCATCAAGCATAAATATATAATCCATACCCGCTTCTTCTGCCATTTGAATTAAAATATTTCGGGCGGTGGCGTAATTCTTCACCCATTGTTGGGCGTGTACATCAAATCCAAAGCTTCCTAGTAGGGTTTGGGTGCCATCGGTGCTTCCAAAATCCACGGCAAATTTATAATCAAATAAATTACCCTTGAAGAACATGGTGTGTTCTAAAATCTCACGTTCGTTTCTAGTTATCATCCCAATAGCAATTTTCATGTTTTCCGTATGCCCACCTCATAAAAAAGATAAGCGGTAGTAATAAAATAAATGCAATGCAACCTAAAAATGTTTTCATATTAATTTAGCTTATCGCAATCATCGCAATAAAACTTCCCATTTATGTGTTCTGATAAATTTCCACCGCAATCATCACATTTATCTTGTAAAAACCATACTATTTTTTGCCAATTTTTAATAATTTTGTATGTAACTGATACACACACGGCTATTATAAATATTTGTAAAATCATTTTGTTTCTTCCCTTTCATCAATGGCTGAAATAATAAAGCTGTTATTTTGGCTTCCTAATTCAATGCCAATTTTTTTTGGTATAAATCCAAAGCATTTTTCTAAGTCATAAACCATTCCGGCACGGTTTGGGCGTTTCAACTTCACCGCCGGCATGCGTATTACTTTGTACGCTTGCTTTGGTGGTTGTGTTGGGATCTCGGCGGGCTTGCCTTCTTTATCCACTAATTTAATGTGTTTTTCTTGCATTATTTCCTTTTTGTTTTTTCAATAAATGTGCATCCGTTAAAATACATTTCTTCATTTACTGGCTTAATAATAAATCCAACTAACACAAAAAATATTGCTACCCAATCACAAATATTTTCTGCGGTACTCTCGGCGTTTTGATTAAATCCAAAGTACCATGTTTCTGCCAACCAAAAAAGTAATCCAAAAATTACCATACCAACTGAAATTTTATAAAGTGTTTGTTTTGTCATAGTTTCTTTAATTGGTCTTGGCGTAATGTGTAATTATCACCGTGCCCATAATTTGTAATTGGTGCATTAAATACATCATCAACGGTGGCAAATCCAACAAACGTAAATGTTGGAAATGTGCCAATCACTAATGCAAATATATCAATTTCTTCACGCTTTTTACTCACTTTTACCAATAATTCGCCGTCTTGCTTGGAAGTCCACTTAACATCAATGGTGTTTCCTTTGTGGCTAAGACAATCCGCCCCGCCACTTCTAATTTGGGTGGTAAAGTCGGGGTACACATTAAACATTCTGCAAAATGCTAATTCTGCACCAAAGCCATATAAATCAATTTGTTCGGGGGTCAATCGGGCATTGCGTGGGGGTATAAATGTACCGGCTTTTTGATTGTTTTCTGTTCGGGCACCGGCAATAATCTTGGCAATTACTTGTTCTTCATCGGTGAGGGTACACACCCAATTTTTTGTGTTGGTGCGTATCTCATTCTTTACGTTTTCATCAATCCACCGCATATCATCGGCGGTTAATCCACCAAATTGCAATGAACTTTCTAGCTCTTTGTATTCTTGATCTGTTCTCATATTTTTATATTTATCTTGGTTTGTAGCTATTATTTTTGTGCCCACACCCCCAAGTGTTCCCAATCCGCTTCCGGAACATTAAAGTATCTGAAAATGCTATGGCGTTCAAAACCTTGGAAAAGCTTTTGCAAATCTTGCCAATCGTATTCCCATAAGTGTTCTAGGCACACAATCCTATCCCTGTATGGCGTTGTGGTAAGACAAATACCGCCAACTTTCAACACACGGTGCATTTCGTTAATTAATTGGTCTGGTTCCTTCATGTGTTCAATAACTTCGGCACAAAAAATAAAATCAAAACTATTATCTTCAAAGCAACGCAATCCATTTTTGGCAATGTCATGATTTACAAACGTGGCTTGTGGATAGTCAATTTTTGCTTGGTCAAGCACTTTTTGTGTGAAATCCACGCCGGTTACATCGCAATCAATGAAGTATGGGGTGTATCTTCCAAGTCCGCACCCAACATCAAGCACTTTTCCCTTGGCAAACATTTCAAGCATCGGGGTTACTTGCCAATACGGCATTATTTCGTGGCTTCTATCACCAAAATAAATTTCATCGTATCGTTTTGGGGTGTTTATATCTTTGATGTGTTGGCGTTTCATATTATTTTCTTTGGTATGTAACTTCTATGTATTTTCCAAAGCCAAAAAGTGCTAATGGCAAAAATATTAGTCCAAGTATAAAGCCTTTTCCGGCACTAAATCCGCCCACTTCTTTTTCTTCTATGGCTTCCCATCCACGCAACATGGTTGCTTCATTGAATTTTCGGCGTACTACATCGCCCTTTTTGTATTTTACGGTTTTTAACATATTATTTTTCTTCTGGTGGTTCAATTTTATAACCTTGGTCTTGTAAAATTTGCTTCATTCTTTCAAGTCGTTGGGTTCTTATCATTTCCGCTTCTTTGTCGGTAATGATTGATTCCTTCAACTGAACGTCTGCAATATCAATGCCTTGTCGCCAATCAACAATAGTTACTTTTTGTTCAATAACCGGTTCTCGGAAGGCTTTTTCGTCTACCTCAACTATTAATTTTACTGGAATTTCACCACGGTTTAGGTTGGGTAGGTTTTTTGTCATCCCTTCAACTTTGTATGGTGATACTCTTAAATAAATTATTTCTTTCATATATTTATCCTTTTTTATCAACTTCTAATTTTCCGCTTTTAACACTTACGCTTAATGTTTCCCCTTCGTGAAATTCGTGGTTTTCCGTTACTATCAAATGTTCAAATTCATCGGCTTTTCCAATTTCTTCAAGCGGTTCTAGCACTTGTGGTAAAAACACAAATGGATAGCTTGGGTTTTTTAATACTAATACACCTCTGTCATCAACACACTTGAAGTATTCACCGTCTTGGTTTTTATAAATGTAATTTAATTTAACTTCCATATATTTATCCTTTTTTTGATACTTTCCCTTGTAAAATTGTTTGCATTTTTTGCAAATCTTCTTGTGTAAATATTCGGTAATTGTTCACGGCGTGCCGGCGGTCTGGCAACACACCTTTTTTTTGATAGTTTCGGATGGTGTCATGTGACACGCCCAATGCTTTACAAAAATCTTTGATGTAAATTGGCTTTTCATTTTTCATAATGGTTTGCTCACTTTCGCATTACTCGGTTTTTTAGTACGGGCAATAACTATTTCTTCAAATTCTTGGTAAAGCTTTGCAAATTCTGAAAACTCTACCCAAAAAATTTCCTTATTCCCTCTAATCGCAATAATGTGCCCGTGATCTTTATAAAATTCTAAAGTTACCCGCCCTTGGATGCCACGGTGCAATATTTCACCTTTGGGCTTTACTTCTTTTTTTGTTTCTTCCATGTCTTATAGTTTAGTATAGTTTATTAATGTTGTCAATACTGCTTTTATTTGGTGTAATACCCTTTTCCGGTGTGCCTTCTTGGGTAATTTAATAATTTAATTAATTGGTGAAGGTTCACACGCTTGCGGAATAATTGGGTGGCACCTTTTTTGGGATGCACTAAGGCGGAACCAAGGGTGCGGGTACTCCAATACCAATTAAGCCGGCACCCATCCCGTTTGAATGAAATAAGTGAATCTTGCTTGGTGGGTATTTCTTCCCATCCAAAATAATCGGCAACAATACGGGCAACGCCGGCGGGGTCGTTATCGTACCGGTCAAAATCAATTTCCAATTCTTCTTTTACTCGGTTTACGTCAAGATTAATGATTGTAAAACTATTCATTTTTTTAATCTCCAATCTTTGCCGGAAAATTCGATTTTGGTACACATTTCAACCAATCGGCTTGCAAATCTATCACCATAGTTATCGGCAATTTCACTAAAGTTTAGATTTGTTGAAATAACCATTGGGCGTTTCCAATTGTATCTTTCATTTACCACGGTAAATAATTGTTCTTTTGCCCAATCGGTGCCATTTTCCGTTCCAAGGTCATCAATAAAAAGCACATCCGTTTTAATCATAAAATCCATTAATTCGGTTTTGCTATGCGGTTCAAATTCTTCACGCAAAGTGCGTAATACTTCTGGTACGGTCTTAAAATGTTTTCTAAATTGGCTTTCCGCTATCGGTGGCATTTCATCGGCATCTTCATACCTCCACACATATTTCATGGCTTTTTCCACCATATAGGCGGTGAATACTTCCAACATTTTACGGGTTTTGCCGGTGCCAACAGTTCCGGTGAACAAAAAGCTTTCGCCGGCTTTGATTCGTGCAAATAATTCGTTGTCGGGTTGAATACCCACAAATCGGGGTGGCAATCCCTTTGTAACGGCATCAATTACCCGCCTGTATGCTTGTTCCTGCCCTTTTTCAGGGTTTTGTGGGTCATTAGTGCTTTTTTGCATTTCTGATGGTTCCACGGGCATTGTGGGGTTGGGTACGGTTTTGTTTTTTAGAATGTCTGCTATTTTTTTCATAGATTTTTATATTTATCCTTTTTTTCGCCTTCAAAGTTTTTTGAGGGCTTGTAATTTAACATTTCACCTATTCGGTCTACATTTTCGCCGGATGGGTTACGTTTTCGCAAAAACATGTCAGGTGTCATTTTGTCTTTCCAAAATTGGTGGGTTGGCACCACCGCCACGGCTTGCATAATTTCTTCTATGGTATACACCGTTTGCCAATACTCTAAATTCTTTTCAAATGCCTTGAATGATTTGAAGTTAGTACCCATCGCATCGTTCCACACTTTCAAGAATGTTTCCCCCACACCCCCTTCATTTTTATTTATGATTTCTGATTTATGATTTATGGGGGGTATCGAGGGGGTATCTATACCCCTATCCATACCGGTATCTTCTACCTCTGGATTTTCTTGTGTTGATATAGGGGTATCCATACCCGTATCTATACCCCTATCTTGCAATGCTTCCAACCATTTTTTTACTGATTCCGGTAATTGTTTTTTTGCCGTTTCTTTGGCACCTTCATTTTTAACGCCGGTGTATTTTTCGTATTTTGTGGCGTTGGGCAAATATACAAAATCACCATTAAATAAAATCTTGCCATCCTTGTGGAATTTGGCTTTGGCTTTATCAATTGTTTTTTTATCAAGTCCGGTTTGAAATAATGCTTTGCGTTCGGGTAATTCGTAACAATGAATGATATTTACATTCTCATTAGTTAGCAGATAGATGAAAAATAGTTTTTCGAGGGGTTTTAATGATGAAACGTACCCATCATCGTAAATTTTAGTGTGTAAAATTCTGGTTTTCATATTTATCGTGTTACCACACTATACTAAGGTTTACTAATGTTTGTCAATGGGAATTAATTACGGGCGTTGGCACGTTCAATTAAAGCTTTTTTTAATGACTTATCCGCAAGGCTTCCACTTTTAATAGATGCCTGTATTGCACTAAAAATTTCAAAGCTCCTAGCCTCGATTGCTTGCCGTAATTGGTCAAATCCATACCACACATGCAACGGCTTCCCAATAGTAAGGCTTTGTGCCCGCCCACTAATCGCACCACTATCATCAATGTCGGTAATTTCTTCCACGATTGATGCAACAATAGAAAATACCTTATTTTCATACACTATTTCATTGCCCTGCTTAATAATCACTGTATATTCTGGTGTATCAAGCCTTTTTTCATCCATGTGGGCAATTTTATTTACCCCTTTTAATGCCTTATTTCCGGCTTTTTTACTCTGGTACTTAGCTTCAATACCCGCTTCCACCATCATTTCTTTGCGTAGTTTCAAAGCATCTTCCATTCGTTGGGCACTTTTGCGTATTTCGTGCAATCGTTGCACTTGTAACACGATATCCAATGAACCGGTTAATGCTTCGGTTAGTGCATCAATGGTGCGTGACACTTTATAACAAATGGTATTTTCTTGGGGTATCATTTTTTCACCGCCTGTTTTTCTAATTCCTTTGCCTTCATATCTTCCCGCACATTCATCCGGCGGGTGAGGTCATAAAGCCTAATACTCCAAATGCGTTTGCCATTCCATCCAACACGCAATGATAAATATTCATAGCTTTCGGATTCGGGGCGGTCTACTAACACGGCGGTTAGGATTAATAGTTTCCAAATACGCAAGTAAAAATCAAATACGGGGTATTCGGTGGGTACAATTTTAATATTCATTTTTTTGCTCCAAATTTTTCATATAAATTATTATCCAAAAAGTAATTGTGCATTTCGGCACCCACGGTTTCAATGTAGTTTAACCCATCGGCAAGTAACTTTGGCGTAACCCACACCATTGAAAAATCGCTTTTCTTGGCGTATTGGTTGTATAAATGGATGTGGATACGATCAATTAAAATATCTTGCATCGTCAAGCCAACGGCGTAAATTGCGGGTTGGTAGGTATTCACATAATCGCTTGAAGTCATCACACCGGTTTTGAATTCGTGCAATATTGGTGCATCAATGCAATCGGGTTTAATTACCAAATCTAGCCAATCATAAACCGGAATTACCATTTTTTCTTCACACCGTGGATTAATTAATGGCGTGCCACCAAATACCGCCGGAAGTGTTTTTGTTTCGGTAATGTGCTTATCCCATCCTTCATGGAATTCGGAACCTTCCGCCATTGCCCTTGATACAAATTTATCAAGCTTGAAATACGCTTTAATGGCTTGTTCCCATTGCCCACTACTCCACATTGTTAAATATGAATATGATGCACGGAATTTTGGGTTACTCACTTTTACCCCCTTTTCTTGAAAAGGATAATTGCTTGGGTCGGGTATCTTCCGGATATTCACTTATTCCGGTTGGCATACCACGGTTTGCCTTCACAAATTTTTCCACGGCTTTGGTATCAACTTTTCGCACCACTTTCCTAATCGGGTATCCGTTGCCCTGTAATTCATTAATCATTTCTTCATCCGGTGCATCAATTACCACTTCCCGTTTGTACAATTCTTGTGATGCCATATCTAGGTTTTCCGGTTCAATATAAAACCGGTCACCGTATGCCCTGCAAGTTATCCGTACTTCATCTGATGAAAGTGATTTGAAGTTTGGGTTTAATTCATTGGCTTTTTGCAACAATGTTGCTTTTGCCAAGTCTTTAATTTCCGCAATCTTTTCTTCAAGATCAAGTATTTTTAATAATGCTTGTTCGGCTTCCGGCTTCAAAAAGATTTTTTCACCTTCTTCAACCAATCCGCCTAATTCGTCAAGATCAATAGTTATTTTCACTTTGCACCCCCTTCTTCTTGTGCCTGTTTTAATTGGGCATGTTTATTTAATAATTTTTCCTGTAAATTCTCGTTATGAACTATAACGGCTTCTTCATGGGGTACTTCTTTTTGGGCTTTTGCTTCGGCATTTGGTTGGGGTTGTTGTTTAACCACCTTGGTTTTTGGTAATACCGCTTCTTTTTGTGCCAATGCTTCGGCTTCTTGCTCCACTTCTTTTTCCGCTTCTTTAACCTGCAAGCGTGCTTTTACGGATGGTGGCTTGGGAAGTTCGGAAATTGTACCCTTTACATCATTGCCGGCTTGCCCCATTTCATCTTCTGTATACAATCCGCTTAATTCTTGGGCAAATCCTTTTCTAAGTGCCAATGCTTCGGCACATTTACCAAGTTGGTTGTATGGCATTGAAAACCACATACCCATTGGTTTGCCGTCACGGGTTTTTTGGCAATACTCATTCCATCGGGCGGTTGCCTTCACCGGCATGCGTTCGCCGTTGGTTGGGTTGGTTCGGTACACCGTGGCGGTGGCGGTCAATTGCTTAACATCTTCACCGGTAATTGGATTAAATATCTGTTCAACCTTGTATTCAATATCATCTTGCCCACCATAATTTTTGGTGCGTTGGGCAACTAATCGGAAGCCATCAATGCCGGTTTGAATTACCATTGTTTCTTTACCCACTTTGCTATTCCATCTGTAAACGGGGTAAATTTGGCGTGCTAGTGCATCAAGTCCGGTTTTGTGTGCAACTGATAAAAAGTAAATTAAATCTTCCGTTGGGCGTGGGTTGCCTTTTTGGTCGTAACCCATGATTTGGGATTTGATTAATTCAATGTAGGCTTTTGGTGATGGTTGCCCTTCGGCGTATTTCACCAATACTTTGTTTAATTCGGCACCCTGCAAATCACCTAGTTTTTGTAATTGCTGTTGGGGCTTTGGAAGTGGTTTTGATTGTTGGTTTTCCATATCTTTATCCTTATATTTATAATATCTATAGTTTACTAATGTTTACTAATGTTGTCAAGGGGTCAAAGTGTGTTGCTGTTTTGGTATTCTTCCCAATCAATCACACATTCATCACCTATGGCATAGGTTGATTCTTCATCTAGGGCTTCCACTTTAATGACTACTTCAAAGTAGCGTTCCACATAGTTTTCACCCAAATCACCAAGTAGCTTGCCGGCGTTTTGTGCCAACTGTTCGTCTGTATCCCATCCAAAAGCATCTTGAAAATTTAGTAACCTAATTACGGTGCCGGTTACCCCACTAATAGGGGTATGCACCTTTTCGCCAACCTCTGGTTTTTTAATTAAAATATTCATGTGTTAAATTCCCTTCCGTACATTTCGCATATATTTATTACGTTCAATTTTCCAATCATCATCAAAAGCTTCTAAATCAAAATATTGGGTGTGGTTGTCTAATTCACCAAATTTGCTAGTAGTCCACACATCAACCAAGGGCAACCGCACGCCAAATATTCGTGCCAAGATCATTTCAAGGGTGCCATACCGGTTGTATTTTACATGCAAGCGGTACACTTTACCCCTTCCCAAATAGGTATCTTCTTGGCTTCCCATAAATCGGGCAACCATATCTTTTTTATTTTTGTGCATTTGCACCCCTTTCATCTGTATTTTTATAAAGGCAAGCAACATTTTCGCCGGCATAATAACACGCACATTTTTCAAGGTACGTTTCATTACCGGAAATCAATGCGGATTCACAAAGCATAATATCTTGTGATTCTGCACGCTTATCAAGGGCACGGATGAAAAGAAAAGAAAACAATACGGGGATTAAAAGGAAAACAAATATTTTTATCATTCTTATAGTTTAGTAAACCTTACTAAACATTGTCAATAGGTATTTCGTCATCATCTGCCAAAAAGTCCAAATACACATGGGAAAATGCCACATCGCCACCCATTGCCCGCCATGATTCCTTGGCAATGCGGGGCACTTCTTCCGGTTTATAGCCGTTATTGCAAATAGCATCATCATATTTTTTTGCATTACGCTTGATTTTCATATCAAGCACATCTTTGGGGTTAAGTCCTAGCATATCGCACAACCTAAACGCCAAAAACAATACATCACCAATTTCGCTTGCAACCGTGAATACATCACCGGTAACCATTGCTTCATCAATGCCATCAATTAATTCTTGTGCTTCTTCTTGAATATATTTTGCAACTGTTTCGGGGGAATCGGTATTTTGCCACGCACGGCGGTTTTCATTTTGAATATGTACACTTCTTATTGTGCTTTCGAGTGTAGCCATAAATTACCAATCAAATACGCATTAGTTACCCACAAACATGGGTAAACTATGGTATAAATATTGTAGACGGTTCGGCTATCTTAAACGGGTGTGCGGAACCGTTTTTTTATTGTGAATCACCAAGTTTTTGTGCAACTTTGTATACACCAGATGATGAAATACCAAGTGCAAATCCAATTTCTACACTAGGAATGGTGAACCATCCCAAATATCCAAAAACGGCACCGGAAATTACGGCGGTTAAGAATAGTGTGAAGGCACGCCAATCACGATTCACGGCAAATTGGATGCCGTTTACAAGTCCAATTAAAATTGTTGCACCAAATGCAAATTGTGTTAAATCCATATATTCACCCCCTTTTATTTATTATTTTTTTCCTTCGCCTTCATGTAAGCATCAATCCGGTTGGAAGCTTCAATGTGTTCAATTGTATATTGTTGGTGATAAATTTTATATCCAAAAAACGCAATTAATACCTTGCCTGATGAAAAAATAAACAAAAGCAATTGTGAAAGGGTGGAAACATAGTAATTAGGCGTGATTAATGCCTTATAACTAACGATTGATAAAAAAAATGATGCAATTAATGTGGTAGTAAGAATAGTAATACCCATGCCAACTAATTGGATGCGTAACTTTGCAAGTCCATTTCTTACGCCGGCTTGCTTAATTTGAAGGGGAACAACAAAAGCCAAGATAGTAATAACGGAAATGAAACAAAAAATAGTGCTTATATAAAGCAAAAGATTAGATTGTATTTGGGGCAAGATTGGTTCCATAATTCAATTATCGCTAACTTTTGGTAGCAATTGCAATGGCTGTTGCGGTGTCGATCATCTTACTAAGCTTTCTTGCTTCTTTAATTACTATGCGGGCTTGGTGTGACATCGCCAAATAATCATCCGTTGCTTTGCCTTTTTGCTCATGTATAAGTTTACTCGTTTCGTCTTTTCCTTCAATTACCGCTTTGGCATGATCTTGAATATCGGCATGTACCTTTTTTTCCACGGCACGTTCAAGTGTTGATTGCTTTTTACCGCCAATAGTGATGCCTAGTATCTTCATGTTATTTGCCGTTTAATTCATTATATCTAACTAAACTATCAATAGATTTTTGCATTGCGGTATTGGCATTGGTGAGGTCTTTACCAAGTCCAATAAACGCCGTAATGTGTTGGGTTGCATCGTCTAACCGCTTTTCATTTACCACTATTAATGCTTGATTAAGTAACTTAATTTCTTCATCCTTTTTTTCAATTTTCGCATCTTTTCCATCAAGTCGTTTTTGCAACCAAATAATTACGCCAATCAACGCAATACAGATTGCCCCAAGGGCACTTCCACCATTTCCCAAAAAAGTTATTAGCGGGGTTAGAAAATCCATATTAAATTATTGCATTAATCCCGCAACTTAATCGGTGCAATCTTTTGCCACAATAATAATAATACATCACCAAATGTAAGACTTGCGGTAGAACC